AGGTGCAAAAAATCGACATTGTGCCTTGTATTTGCGGCCATGGATTAACGTCTTTTTTTGTAAGCTTGGCCGTTAATTTGGTCATGACTGGCATTATGTACCTATTGACTCCCGAGCCAGAGGGTGTTGAGCCACAAGACGTGGTGGCTTCAATCACTCCAAATTCTTTTTTGTTTTCCACAGAACAAAATACAACTCTTCAAGGTATCAATGTCCCGCTTGGATACGGAAGATTAAGAGTAGGCACAAAGGTGGTAGGAACAGAAATTTCCTATGTAGATACAGAAGATTACAGCATGGAAAGATTTTTGGTCGATCGAATTGGCCCGAATGATTACGAAGGGGCGCCGACAAAATCATTAAAAGTTCAAAATTTAGGATTTAATTAAAATGAAAACAAAAATAAAACTACACGGTCGTTTGGCTAAAATTTTTGGCGATTCTTTTGAGTTTTTTAATATCAAAAAACCAATAGACGCGGTTAATGCTATCAACACAATACATAAAAATTTTAAAGAAACAATAATAGCAGACTGCAAAGAAGGTCAAAATTACGAACTTTTAGTAAATAAAAAAAGCGTGAACACACTTTCTCTAAAACACAAGCAAAAAATAGAGGAAATAGAAATAGTTCCTTGTATTATTGGACACGGCATAGGTGCAGTAATTGCTGGTGGTATTTCTGTAGCTGCTGGATTAGGAGCCTTTGGAGCAATGGGTGCATTTGCTTCCGCATTTTTTGTAAGCTTAGGCGTAGGTCTAATTATGGCTGGTGTTGTATATCTACTGACTCCAATCCCAGAAAATGAGCCGCGCGAAATTGAAGCTACTGTTAAGACCGAATCGTTTTTGTTTCAAAGCCAAAATAATGTAGCATCGCAAGGTTCTCCAGTTAGATTGGGGTATGGGAGGTTAAGGGTTGGTTCTCAGGTTATTGCTAGCTCTGTCAAAAACAAAGATACAGAGTCAGAAGAAAACCCATTCCTAGAAGAAGATGATATACTTCCTTTTAGTGCAGAAGCGATAGCTCGTATGTTGACAATGCCCAAATAACAACAAAAGATGCCCCTATCCAACATAAAAAAGCGCATTAAGCGCAATATATCTAAAAACCTAGGTTTAATGGGTGTTGCTGGCTCTGGCGGCGGTAAGGGCGGCAAATCTTCTGGTAGAGGAGAATCCGTATTAAGGCCGCCGCAAGCAGCAGATATAAAACAAACTGTTGCGGTAGCTGGAGCATTAGATTTGCTCTGTGAGGGGCCTATAGGTGGCTCAGTTAACCCAAGAGGAATATATACAAATGGCGCAAGCGCCTTACAGTCCGTTTATTTAAATAATGTACCAGTTTTAGAGCTAAGTGAAAACTTATCAACAGAAAAAGATTTTATACAAAACAATTTTGTTCTACATTATAGCCATAGTGGGGTTACTTTCGATATGTTGGATACTGGTAGATACGATATTCAATTTTATTGTGAAGATGATTTTTTGGAATATTTTGTCAAAGACGTCAATATAAATAGAGATCTTGTCCCCCTGGGAGAATTAGCGAAAACTATTTTTTGTGTTAATGGTAGACCGTCAACAACTTTACTTTCTGATGCTGAAATATTTCCCGAAACTTACACTAGGCGTATATGGTGGTCGTATAGAAGTCCAAGTTACATGAGTACAACTCATGATATATGTTCGCAATCTCAATATGTGGCGGTCAGTGACGGGGGTTCTTATACCCGATCATATGCTATACGCAGGGGATTTTCTATAAATAGCCATGCGGAAGCTATTATGGATGGTTTAGATGTGCACTCCCAAAATTCAAATATAAATTTTGTTTTCAATTCTGTTTTCTTGCAGCAGGTAGATCAAAGGACAATTAGCGGCGCTCAATACCAACACTCAAAATACAATATAAGTGGTGGCGGTTTAACTGAACCAGCAGATCTAGAAACTTGCCTTGCTAATTATACAGGCAATGCGGCAGGTTTGACGTGTTCAATTTTTGACACCAAACAATTATTTGATAGAAGTCTTTATGATTTTGGGGATTTTGATGCTTATTGTCCAAATGTACCAGCAATGCTTATTTCGAGACAAAAGCCAAATGATCTTTTTAGATATGGTGGGGCTGTTGATCCACTCAGAGCTTCGCAAGATCCAGAAGGGATTTTGAGCGTTTATTGGAGAGATTCTCCTGATCGTGCATACTTATATTATACTACTCATGGTTATGTTGGAACTAAGGAGTTATACTCTTCTTACGCTTCGAGATTATTTGGTTATAATAGTAATCCATCAAGTGAGACTCCTATAGAAAATTGTCCTATAGATTATAGCGATATAAGAGATGCTGGAGACAACGGTAGATTGTGGTGGGAGCATCAAGGTTTAACTGGTATTCCCGTAAGGGGTACTGGAACAGACATCACGGGGAGTTCATATTATTTTGGTGTGGTTCGCCCAGATTTTCACTTTCCAAGAATTTCGGGCAATAAATTAAGATTTTATGATCCTAATTCACAGGCTTTAGGTGGAGCCTCCTCAAGAGAAACTATACCTTTAAGGGTTGAAAATTTTGAAGAAGATTTTTTAAATGGTTATTACTTAAGAAGCGGGGGTCACATTTTCAAACGCCAAGTCAACTATTTCAGCGTAGATGAGACTAACATCTATTCAGATAGAAAAATTCGCAACCAAACAAATGCCACCAACCCTTATGAGCGTAATACAAAATTTGTCAATAGGCTAGATTTTGCAGCCTATATGGAAACAGGTATTACTCCAAACAATACCACAGGTTGGATATTAAAGTATAGCGGAACTCCTTATTATTATTTTGACAATTGCATACAAAAAAAATTCAACTATAATGGAGAAGAAGGGTATGATTTATATTCTCCGCAACAATTTTTAAGAAAAAGATGGACAGGTTCCCTTGAATTTACTGACAGTACTGCTTTAAGCTTAACTGGGTCTCCAGAATTTACTCAATTCCAAAATGACAATGCTGAAGACTTTAGTGGTGGTTGGATTAGTAACAACGGATATACCCCAGGAAATATTGTATCTATTTTGGGGACTGGATATGGAGATTGGAAAATTCCATATCCTTATAGACCTTGGCCTCTCACAAAATCCATAGTTGGCGCAAATTATAATGGTACTGCGGGTTATGTACATGCAGCGTTGAAGATAAATGCATCTGAAGATGGTTTATACGTTCTTCATTTTGATGATAATTCTGGATTAAGTTCAGATAGTAAGGTTACTACTTTCACCCCATATTATGGCACCAGTCAACACTGGAGTATTATGAAGTGGACTAAATATAATACTGATGATATTCGTCCTCGTATACTCCAAACAGGCTCTTTAAATGATTTTTTGACAATGGAGGCTTATGTGAGTGGAGAGGTTGTGCCAATTCTTGGGGACGCCACAGTCAAATGTGTTTATAATCAAAACCCTATTTATTACAATGGGTCAAAAAATTATAGTTCAATCCAAGCCAATGAATGGTCATATCACAATGAAAACCTTTCTCCTTTCTTTCAAACAGCGTATCAAAATATAAATCCAAAACGATATCTGCAATTTCAGGATGTAAATGTTTGGCAACAACACTTGGAAGTCCAACAAGCTGCGCCATCATATCGATCACAACAAATAATCAGACAGGCTAATTTTTCAAGCAGTAATAATACAAGAGAGCGTATTGTTTCATCAACTGTATGTCCAAAAATTATTAAGAATGGACAATTTTGCACAAATTCTAATGGAGATGTTTGCCTACCCACAAAAAGCTTTGCGGAAAGAGACACCGAGATGATTTGGAATACAATATATGATTATTGGGCGCAGGATTATTATGGCATGGACTTAAATGAATTAAGAAATTTAGTAAGTGGCGCTATAGATTCAGAAATTTTTGATGTTGTATCAAGAAACGAATTGAGGAATTCTGATAATTTTAGTTTTGGTTTAAGAAGTGTATATGAACACGCATACGTCCACGACATGTTTGAACAAAAAAAAGATGGTATTGTAGATTGTTCTATAGCTGGCGAAATGGCGACCAGAGATTTATATGAATTGTCCCAAACTTCGTATAATTATAATGATGTTTATGCTGAATTTAGAAACGGGGAAGAAGTTCAAACAAAAATACAATCTTTCTCTGAAAGCAAAACAGAAAACAAAGTTGTTTCTGATTTGTTTGGACCTTTTAAATCTGGTGGCGATGCTCAAGAGGGAAATGGAAGTACCGATATTAGAACTTATGACATTTACGGCTACAGTTCAAACCCTTATTTCCCAATAAAAGTAATAGGAACTGAAACTGTAAATTATTCAGATTGGACGAATGAGCTTCCAGTAGATGAAGATGAAATTAATTATAAGTATATTGTAGATAGAGATGAGGTAGTCAAAGTCGAGTGTATTATTGAAATAGCTGCACTCCAAGATGTTGACCACAATAGCAATTCTATTTTGCCTAGTTTTATTAATTTCGAAATTGAGGTTGGATTTGATGGCCTAGAGAAAACCAACACCTATCCAAGAAGAATTGACGGCATGGTTGATCCAAGTTCACCTTTCATAACTAATTTACTTACTGTAGATTTGCCAAAATATTCTGAAATTAAAGCAAATTATCCCGATAAAAGTTTATCCTATTTAAAAAGAAACCACAAAAGATACGTCTTAGTAAGAAAAACAACATATGAAACAGAATCTATTCTAATCTCTAGACAAGCAAGGACGAGAGCGTTCAATGAAATTATAGATTCTAATTTTACATATCCTAATTCAGCGCTTGCCGCAGTTTACTTTGATTCGAAAAGTTTTACAGACCCACCAAAACGAACATATGATCTTCGTTTAAAAAAATGCAAAATACCATCAAACTATTACCCCATTCATTCTAATGGGCTTGATAAAAGATTCTTGCAAAAAGAATCAGACACAAAAGAATTAATTTACAGCGGAGACTGGGACGGTTCATTCAAAGAGGATTGGACCGATAACCCAGCTTGGGTTTTGTATGACATTTTAACGAATAACTCTTACGGCCTTGGAGATTATCAAGATGATATAGAGGATATAGATATTTTTAAACTTTACCAAATTGGTAAGTATTGCGATGCTGTAGATTCAAATGGTTATTTTTCTGGATTATCAACTAATGCTGGCGGCTTAGAGCCAAGATATTCTTGCAATATGCTATTTGAAGAATCCTTTAATGGTTTTGATTTTGTTAATGCTATTTGCAATATGTTTCATGGAGTAGCATACTGGAAAAATGGATCAATAAATTTCTTTGCAGATAAGCCAGAAGATGTCTCAGCAACCTTTGACAATTCTAATGTTTTTGATGGAGTTTTCT